TTCGACAGAGTTCTTCAGAACTGTATTGCCTTGGAATGGGTTATCGATAGTATCGACGGCCCCATTGGATGACACTGCAAAGATAGAGAGCGCTGCAGCTAGTAATAATTTTTTCATGAAAGTAGGCCTGATATAGAAATAATAATTTATGAACTTTAAACGATAAACAATAATTGGGCAAATATTTATGCTTATTAGATAATGCTAGATAATACTCGTTATTGATAACAAGAAATAAGACTGAGTAGTTTTTTAGTTAGAACTTTCTATATAGGGGAGGGGGTGAAATGAATGGTGGTCATATGATTAAAATTTTAATCGAATGGTGGTCAAATTGGTGGTCAATTTAATATTTAAAAATAATAACTCTATATAAATCAGTATTTTAGTATCTAAAAAAAAGCCCACAGAGGGGGAATTTGCCGCATTATCTTATGTTATCCTTTGTTAGTCCTATCCCTTTATTTACATGACTCTAATGCTAACGTGTGTTATCCTTTATTATCATTGATGACCACCAATTAGCAACATTAATGGTGGTCAATTTGGTGGTCAGCTTCCTAGTAGGCTGAGTTGATAATAAGGTGCATAGTCATGGCGGCATTAACAACCGACACTCAAATCAAAAGAGCCATTAAAGAGGTCCAAGGCCAAAAGCGCGTCTATCACACTATTGGTGGTTACCAAGGACTTAGATTGCGTATTCGTGGTGGCTGTGTTGAGTTTCAGCACCGCTACACCCACCCTATCACCGGTAAGCGTAAAGAAATGACGCTAGGGCAATATCCTGCATTGACACTTGAGCAGGCAAGACGAGCACACAATGACAATATGAGCATGCTGGCTCAGATGATCGACCCTATCACACAACGCGATAACGAACGGACTAGACAAGCCACTGCTATCACTAATACCTTTAAAGCTGTAGCTAATGATTGGCTCAACGAGCAAATTAGTAACCCTGATCACAAGCCAGCATCTAGCACGTTATCTAATTTTAAGAATTATCTTTCGCCACTGATGACCACCTTTGGTCATTTACCTGTTGGTGAAATCACTACTCAGCAAGTTCTAGCTTTATGCCGCGAAATTCAAAAGACACACGTTCATAAAGGCAATCGTGTTAAGCATATGGCGCAACGTATCTTTGCTCATGCTGTACTTAAAGGTCTTATCGAATATAACCCAGTCATGCAGCTATCAGGTGCCAAAGCATTGAAAGCAACAAGAACTAAGCACTATGCATCGCTGACAGACCCGCAAGACTTCTCAGTATTATTAAGAGATATTGATCAGTTAAGTAGTAGTCAAATCTACAATAAGCCAATATTACAGCTATTAGCTCTCACGTTTGCGCGTGTAGGTGATGTATGTGCAATGAAATGGGCAGACATTGACCTGAACGCTAAACAATGGGTGTTTACTCCTCAAAAAGGGCAGAGACGCGAGGACATGGTAGAAAGCCTAGTAGTGCCATTAGCTCCTCAAACCATTGCAATAATAAAGAAGTTGCAGCCCCTAACTGGTGGTCATGTTCATGTATTTCATAATTCCTACCGTAAAAAAGCCTCGCATCATGATCCGCAGTCAATTAATAAAATATTAAATGACCCATCAATGAACAGCGCCGGCATTGGTATTAACTACGAGGGTAGAGGTTATAAAGATGTACATACACCTCATGGCTTCCGTGCCAGCGCAAAAACTATGCTGATGGAGCGGCTTGGCTATGATGAACTTATAACCGAAATACAGCTAGGTCACCAAATGCTGAACAAGTACGGCAAAGCATACAACCGCATGCAAGCGGTACCGGAACGAACGCGAATGATGACGGACTGGGCCAACTACCTAGACGATATTAAGGCCGGCAAGTTTGATAACGTCATTCATGCCAGCTTCAAACAACAGACACAGAAGCATGGTTAATATCATGCTTTAACCACTTTGCAAGGCTAGGACTAATTACCCGAACGACAGCTATTCACACCCTTATGCTGTCACTGCCTTGCTCCTATTTTGATTTAAGGGTGTAGGGGTGTGAGTTGTGAGCTTCCAAATATATGTAAACAAAGAGCAAGAGAAGTATGTTTCAGTTTTAGAGTTTGTTAATAATCTATATAAGCATGCTAGTCCACAAGCGGCTCTAAAAGTAATATTAAATTATTTGTTTGAGCGTTACCAAAAGCCAATTAATGATTTAGAACTCTACAAAAAAGAAGAATCTAGCGGTCAATTAACTTTCCATTTAATTGACGTGCCTAGTTCTGAAACCTCTCGATCTATACTTCAACGCATTAATAAATGTTTAGATGGCACACAAATTGGACTAAATTTTTCAGATGAATGTCTGAGGCCTTATAAGGAATACTATTTCAAGTTTACAGATGCTTCAGAGTTCTATAGTTACTTAAGAGCTAACGACTCTGAATCAGAGCTAACTGAAGACAGAGCGAGAGAGCTTTTTAAAGAAGGTGCGATAAAAAAACTAGCTGTCAATGATAAGAGGAACACTGCTTTTATGAATAACAGCCTAGCTAGCTATGTTTCTGAGTACACCTTGCCGCAAGTAGTCGCACTAATATTGAATATTGACTTAGCTGACATAACCACCAATCCAAGCAATAGCTACATTAACGATCTAAACAAGTACGGTGAGGGTGTTTACCAAAAGTTTGAAAACTTACTGCAGTCATACTCAGTAGCGGCGCTCAATAATAAGCTTGATGGAGTGGACCTGATTACCCGTACAGTAAAAACATATGGTGGCGATACTGAAACTCACATCGACCTTGAAAAGACCACTATCGGCAAAAGTAACCTTGCAAGCTACCTATCTAGTATAGGTTGTAACTTAGACGATCTTATAGCCAAACAAGAGCCCATTCATAACCAGAATAACAATTATCAGCAAAACGATCCCGAGCTAGTTTCAAGCCTTCAACAACAAGTTGTAGATCTTCAGACTTGTATTGATGAAAAAGACAAAGATCTTAAAGCTAAGAGTGAAGAGCTAGATGCAGCATTGAAGAAAGTTAAGCAGGCAGGCGCTACTGGCAGTGACAACGAACCACTTAACGAGCGAAGTGAAAGGAGTTACCTGAACACTATAGGGTTGTTAATAGAGGTCATGACGGAGCCTAGGACTGAGGGCGGTACCGCGCCATTTGCTAGTGAGGCAATGGTGATTGCCAAGATTGCCGAAAAGGATATTTATGGACAGAAAAAAACTAAGTTAGGCGAACGATTCAAAGAAGCTAAAGACGCGCTTGCCGACGAGAAGAAGAAGAAACGTTAAAGCTAATGTCACCAATGTAATCAGCACCCCAACTGGGGTGTATTCCTACCCCAACTGGGGTGCTGACAGTCTTGCTATTGCGAATAATGCCCTTGAAGTTATCACTACAGGGCATTGGCGCATGATTGACACTAGGAACTTGCAAGATCAGTTAGCCGCATGGGGGGAATGGGTATTAGCTGACGGTTTAGGCTTAGGGTATTCAAGCCCAATGGCGGCTATTATGCGCGGTTATGTTGTAGAGCCTTGCAGCCGCAAATAACGCTTTGCCCGTTATATCACTGATGATGATGCTTTAATAATTGAAAAGTACGTAACCAAGCTTTGCCAATGCCGTCCATTAGAGGGCAAGATTATAAGATTAAAATACATTGAGCACATGAGCGACCGCGCCATAGCCCGCGAATACTTAACGCCGCTTAAGTACGGCAAGGATAGCGAAAAGAAAGTAAGCTCAAGCCGAGCTGCCAACCTTATCGCCTATGCAGAGGGCTTTATTATTGGAGCAATGATTAATGACGGCTACCAATAACAACGGTCCTATCACGGTCCGAGAGCCAATTAAAGCCTTGCAGTAATGCAGGGCTTTTTTTGTGGGCGGTTGCTGGCAAGAGTGTGGCTAATGCCTATAGCAGAGTTAAGGAAAACAGCATCCCAAATGGGATGGATTGGTGTACCAGTTGGGATGCTGATTACTAGCGCTTTCAACATACTGGTAACTCCAACCACGGCATAGCCTAGGAGTTAAGTATGGCAGGAGATTTAGATTTTAGCGTACAGCTACGCGTGCTCAATGAGCAATTTAATAACGGCATCAACCAAGCGCGTGACAGATTTACGCAATACGCGCAGTCAGTGCAGCGCAATGTAGCGCAAATGAATACTGATACTGAGCGAGCGACTACGCTGCTAGCTGGGCTTGGTAATGCCGCTCCGGATAGACTGACGGCTGAGATTAAAGCTGCCGCTGACCAGCTTAGACAAATGGGCGCAGGTGCCAACATATCAGGCGCACAGATTGAATCGGCCATGCAAACATCGGCGCTACAGGTTACGCGCTTAGGCCGTCAATTAGAAGTTGCCAAGCAAGAGGCAACAAGATTAAGTCAGACCAACGCTAGTCCGCAAGATATTGAACGCGCAGCGGCTAACGTAAACCGCTTGGAGCAAGAACTAGGACAAGCCCGCAGCGCTAGTGTCAGCTTAGCGAATGAGCTATCAGGTGCTATGAACCGCGCAAGCAATACCACAGACGGCGCACGCAATGCCCTTTACCGAATGGCTAACATTCGAGTACCTGAAACAATACGCGGTGAGATTGACCAAATAAACCGCGCCTTAATCGATTTCACCAACAACAGCGGAAGACCGGCGGCAGAGATTGAAAGGGCAACACGGGCAGCACAAGAAGAAATAAGACGGCTTGAACGTGAACTTAATGGCGTTGACGACACAATAAGACGCACGGATGTTAGTACCAATAACTTTAGCAGTAACGTGGGTAAACTACGCGGTGCGTTTGGCAGCTTGCAAGGGCTATTAGCCGCAGCGGGTTTAGGTATCGGAATATCAGAGATCATACAAACGGCGGATGCGTTTGTACTACTAGAAGCCAAAATCAAACTGGCAACAGGTGAAGGCGCGGCGTTCGTTAACGGCTTTAATGGTGTGAAGCAAATTGCCGCCGAGACGTTTAGTAGTGTAGAAAATACAGGCGAGTTGTTCGCGCGTATCACTCAAGCGTCCGAAGCATTAGGACTCGCACAAAAAGACGTATTAGGCATTACGCAAACGATTAACCAAGCTATTAAATTATCAGGGGGCAGTGCGGCCAGTGCGGATGCCGCTATTACGCAGTTAATCCAAGGCTTGCAAAGTGGTGTGGTACGCGGGGACGAGTTTAACTCTATCATGGAGCAAGCGCCAAGACTTGCTCAAGCAATGGCTGACGGTTTAGGCGTAACACGTGGTGAACTACGCGCAATGGCTCAAGACGGCAAGCTAACGTCAGAGACGGTTATTAATGCGGTACGCTCGCAAGGCGAAGCTATTAGTAAAGAGTTTGAAACGCTACCACAGACCGTTGGCAATGCCGTACAGACAATGAAAAACACCTTATTCTTATTCATTGGTGATATTAACGAGGTAGTTAACCAATCCGGCAAAATGGCGGAAGGCATAGACGGCATAAGCGCGGCTATCAAGAACATTGACCCCGCAACAATGGCAACCCTTAACCTTAAATTTGAGCTAGTCCTCGAAACGGTAGGCGTACTGTTCACCACCATAAAAGACCTTTACACAGGCTTTAGCGACCTAATTAGCATCATGGACACCACAGCCCAATCCGGTGAGAAAGTGGGGCTTATAACCAAGACGCTGCAACAAGCTAATATTGCAATGGGCGTGCTGATTGATGGCGTAAAAGGCTTTTCAATTATTGCTGATAGTGTGTTTGGAACGATTAGCGGAATTATTGGTAGTGTCTTAATCGGCATCGCTAAGATAAACGGTGAAACGTCCACTATGGGCGAAGAGCTTATGCGTAAGCAAGAGGAGTTGCACGCCCGCTCAGAGAAAAAGATGATGGAGTTTCAATCATCGGCCGGTAAAGCCTGGTCGGAGATGAATAAGACCGCGCAAGACAGGCTTAACGATACCCTTAAGGTGGCAACCGATAATTATGATGAGATGGTCGCAAAGGGTGGTTATTCAGCCGAAGCGATGGAAGAGCAGTACATCAAAGTAGCAATGGCCAAGATTGCTGCTAACAATATGATTATTAGTGATGATGAGCGCCTGGCATTAGCCGCTAAAGACTTGCAAGCCACGATCAGTGAAACAGGCGAAGTTACCATTGAGTCATCCAAAGGTGTGCAAGCGGCATACCTTGGCGTTGGTCAGAGCTTTGCTGAGGTGGCGCTTAAGGCGCAAGTTTCTGGCACATCAATGCGTGAATCGTTGACAGATGCCGTACCGAAGGCACAGACCATTGGCGCGGTTGACGACATCATATCTTCCCTTAGCGCACTTGGCAGCCAGGGTAAAATATCAGGCGAAGATATGGCGTTTGGTATCAACCTTGCCAATGAACGCTACAAAGAGATTGAAAGCAACTTTGCAAGATATGCCGCTAAAAGCATTGCAGATAACGGCGGCATTGTAACGTCTGAGCTTGAGAAGGCAGCAGCGTTGCAAGGCTTGGCGGTACAAGCCACCGAAACTGGCAACGTGCTAGTAACGCAGCTTGATAGATCAACAGTCGCTAGTGGCCGTTCTAAGGATGAAATTGACGCATTAGCTGGTGCGGTGGGTATTGGTCTATCTAAGGAGTTTATAAAATCCAGTGCTGGACTTGACGAGCTTGTCAGTGGCTTTGATGACTTAGAAAAAGCAGGTTATGACGCGAAAGGCGCTTTGGTCGGTGCGCTTAATGAAATGTCCGACAAGGCTAGAAACGAAGTTGAGATTGAAGCATTAACTGCAAGATGGCATGAGCTCTACAAAGAAGGGAAGATAACCGGTCAAGAGCTTGCCGAAGGCTTGGAGAGTATAAAAAACCGAGCAGACATACTAAAAAACGGCATTAACGGAGTAACTGAGGCTTACGGACTCTTAGGACTTAAGACCCGAGAAGAATTGGCCAAAGACGCCAAAGCATACACCGAGTCTTACAAATTGGTCATGGCTGAGGGTAGGCTGACTGCCCAGCAGCAAGAAGAAGTCTTTACAAAGATGGCAAAGGCTAATACCGCTGCTAATGGTGGTGTTATTGATAGCTTTACTAGAGCGCAAGCAGCCGCTAAAGGTTTTACAGTTGAGGTTGACGAGAACGGGCGCGTAGTTGTTAGCAGAATGGGCGAAGCCAAAGAAGCCAATGACCGTGTGACACGTTCAGTCGGTAATATTCGCACGGCATACGATGGTATTGCTAGCAGCGCAGGCAGTGCCGGTAACGTCATGGTTAAAGCAGCTAACAATGCTGCATCAGCTTACGACAAGCTGCAATCTAAGATTGAGGCGGTTAAAAAAGCGCAGGCGGTCGCTAATGAGCGCACGACGATGCAAAACTTGCGGATTTATGGCAAAGAGGAAGCGCCTACATTGGGTAATCAATTTGGCTCTAAACTCGCTGTCGAGAACTTCTTAAAATCACAAGGCTTGTCAGAGGCGGCAGCGATTGAAGAAGCGCGTAAACTCTATGCGCGGTCAGGCCAGCGTAACGGTTCACTGAATTTTGGTAGCTTACAAGGCTTTCAAGATGGCCAAAACATGACCGCCGCCGATCTCAATCGCTTTAAATCAGCATCGGTCTATCTAGCTGAAATTGCAGAAAAGGCGCGTCGGAATGAGCGGCAAGCTGATAGGAACTCAAGGAAAAGCAGTAATAGCAGATCAGTCGATAGTAACCCAGTCGAGAATACTACTATCACTAAAGCAAATGCCGAGCAGTACGGCTATGTTTGGGATGATAGAAACAATACAGTAAAATTCGGAGAGGAGTTCGACAAGCTAAGAGATGCATTTAAGCGTGACCAGGGTAGGCGCGAGCAAGGCTTACCGGAGAGCGCAATAACATCGTACCAAAAGGAGCTGGAGAAGGTGGCAAAGGTGCCACAGTCGGCGCTTGATGCTATCGGCAGCCTCAGCAAGCAGCCAGGTTACAGCAATAGGTCTAGTAGCGGCCCTATTAAGACTATTCAGCTTGATCTTACATACAATGGAAACAGAGTCTCAACAGAGATGGGCGCCGACCAAGAAGGCCTACTCATGGCATTGGTAAAAGCACTGCAAGACAGCAAGGCGATATCAGGTAGTTAGCGTAAATGAGGTGGGCTTAGGTCTCACTTCAGCAATATATTTATCAAGATAAAAACAACGGACAAAACCTTAATTCAAACTATATAGAGACTATGCACATGACAGACATTAAAAAAGACGATAGCAGCAAGGTTATCGAAGTAGTTGGGCAAGAGATCACAATCAATCGCGTCAAAGTTAAAAACTTGACCGAGGTTACGCGCGCCTTTCAACCGTTCGTTAAAGAGTTTGAACGCATTGTCAAAGCCAAGAAAAGCATGCCACAAGATGAGCTGATGAATTTAATCGGTACATTTGCTGATGAGGCGGTATTGCTTGCAACGGTATTGACCGACCAAAGCAGTGAGTTTTACCGTGAGCTTGAGCCGTTAGACTTCTTTACGGTCATGCAGGAGGTGGTAGCGCATAGCGGTGATTTTTTTTTGAGACAGGTTTTCACACCCCTAAAACAATTGGGAGCGCAACTGGCGTTACTTGGTACGACAGCTTATTACCATTCTACCGCCTCGGACTCCGAGAGCACGATGTCTTAGATATGGCGTTTGGCGAGTGGTGGGGCTTGTCTAAGGCGCTGGCAAAAGACAAGCGGCAGCAACTCAAAGATATGGCGATCGCTATGCGAGTATCACAGGCTGATGCGAAAGATTGGAAGGAGTTTATGAAAGACTAGCGTAACACTGTTCAACCGACTAAAATTGAGTAAATATAATTTACTGAGTGTTTACTATGAAGTCTTTGTTGGTTGTGGGATTGGTCGTAGCTCTAAGCGGTTGCGGAGAGTTTAAAGAATTGCCGCCACAGGTCAGTAATGGCAATGGTGGAACGGTTGGCGCCGGTAGCACTTACCCTCAAGGCGATAAAGAGGATGGTAACTGGCGTTATTCATCTGTTAAGAATAGCGGCGGAGAGGTGTTTAATGCGAAAGCAGAGAACAGTGCGATAAATACCTATCCCGATCCTGAGGTGAGTGGATTAAATGCAAGACCGTTTGTTATTGCTGAAAGACAACGATTATTGCCTAGCACTGCGTCGGAATCGATAAAGATATTTACAGGATCAGCGGTAGCTTGTGTTCCAACGTGCCAGATACCTATAAAGTTTAATAGCAATAGGCAAAGTTATTTGATGCAGTACAGCACACTTGATGAGGTTTTGGTGCCCGTTAGCGCAGAAGTAGGTAAAGATTTATTTGATAAATTTACAAGATCCAATTCAGCAGTAATAACCCTGCCTATCATTGGTCTTAGCGATAAAGTTGATTCTGAGTTTAATCTTAGAGGTTACGAGGCAGATAGAATGAAACTCAGCATAGATAGCTTATAATTTTTGGTTAAAAAACCGTTGAGCAGATAGCGGTTTCTCTTCTCAAGCACAGCTCCCCTTGTCCGGGGGGCTTTTTTTATGTCCAAAATTTGAGATGAGTGCAAATGCTAGCCTTTTTTAATGCCAGAAATTTACCCAAAGTAATAAACAGCATCCCATTTGGGATGTTTCTACGTACCAGTTGGGATGCTGGGGAACATTTGAATAGCTAAGCTGATAACAGTTAATCACATTAATCCATACCATTACATAGGAGTTAGCAAATCATGCTGCAAGTCTCAGACAATCCCCAAACCGCAAAAGAATTACACCCCCAGGGTCAAACCCGTATTAAAGCAGCGGCCAAACTGGTAGGAGTGCATCATCAGACACTTCGTCGTTGGTGGAAAAAAGATAAATTCCCTAAACCGATAGATATTAATGGAATTCTACTATTTAAAAATTCTGATTTACTTGACTGGTTGGCTAGCCACAAGCCGTGCGCTGATAACAACCAAGTCATAAGCGCTACGCAGACTACGGGAGCATAACGATGACTACTCCACGGCAAACACCAGTTAAGACTCAAAATGACACCGTTAAGGCGCATATGCTGGCCGGCCACACTATTGATACATGGCAAGCATATAAGCTCTACAACATGACAAGCTTAGCACAGCGTATTTATGACCTAAAAGCAGCAGGAGTGGTAATTCAAAGCAAGATGGTGACTAGAAACGGTAAAACGTACAGTCTCTATTGGATTGATATTAAAGATCGTCCTACGCCCACGTTTGGCCATAACAGCGGTATTGAGAAAGCTAACTACGCTGATAACAGTAGCACTGACATTGTGGCACCAACAAGCAGAGTATCGATACCTAAAGAGGAAGATAAAAAAGCGACTGATGGAGTATGGCTTTCAGGAGATTATATTGAGCAAATAATTACTACGCTCATGATCAATGTCAAGGCTCTAAATGCACTTGCAGAGCTTGCCGATATAAAAGGCGATACTGTTGCTGATGAGATTAATGATGCATCCATGAGGGTGTTAGACATTGCTATGTTCTTGACGGAGGCAACTACTAATGACCAATGATACCAAAACCAACCTAAAACCTCACTATGGCTCAAATTTGAGCCAAAATGATAGGAATTTGAGCGTAAATGTGCAGAATTCGAGCCTAAATGATGAGAATTTGAGCCTTATTCGACAATCTACGCAAATAATCACTAGATCAAAGAAAATCAATAAATATCTACCGAATAACAGGTATATAAAAAGGGATGTAACAGGGGCGTTTACCCATTTTTTTATAAAACAAGTCTTTACAACAGACGATAACAAGCGTTACTATAGAGTCCTCTCAAAAAACGTTAGCGGACAAGCCAGCCGTTATTTATTGGCTTTTTTTGTGCCTGATAATAGCTCAGCCTCTCAAGCTGTCACTATACAATCAAGCACTACCCTAAGAGCGCAATTAAGCGTCTCAAGGGAGCACTCCCTCATATCTATAGCAAGTCACTTGCTAACTGACTATGACGGGTTGACGCTGCAAAATAAAAGAGCCGAAAGGCGAATATGCAGGGCGGTTACTAACGTTACCGAGAGTAAGACCCGTCACCCTATACTTCTATCGTATAGCGTGGCATTAACTCAAAAAACGTTAGGAGGCTATCATGCCTAATCCAATTCGCACGTCTTCAAAAACCAAAGCCGCTGATAACAGTACACCAGCCCCATTTAAGGCAGGTGATGCCGTTCTGTGCCCGTTTGTTGGCAATGATAGCTATCAGCTATTCGTTGACGATGAACATGGCATCCTAAGCTTTATTGCAGGTGTTAATAAATACCATACTCGAGCTGACGGCAAGCAAAGTCCCAACGATAAAAGCCCGTCAATATTCCACGATACCTCTTCTAACCGCCAAATCATTGACGCACTATATAGTCAAAACACTCCTAAACCTAGCCAGCGTACAGTGATCGATACTACCAGTGCCGATGATAAAGAGGCTGTACTGATCAACTCGTTTGTGGTGTCTAACAACGCTTGTGAAGCTTACGGTGCAGCCGAGACAATGGATGATATATCTTCATTACTTGGGCTTATCTATACCGGCAAAGTGTGCGAAGAGGATGCTAAGTCACTTGCCCGCCTAACACAGACTACGGTTGATACGTGGGCGGAGATACTACATTCGCAAGTAGAGAGAGTGAACGAGATATTAGCTCTTACTAAGTTTAGCAAGGTAGGAGAATAATATGACAACTACAAACACCTCCAACCAAGCTATTACAGTCGAACAAGTTGCTAGCGATGCAGCATTCGTGAAAGAAGTCGAGATACAGCGCCTTTCATGGTTTGACGCCCTATTTACTACCATCAAAACCGACCTTAAAAACGGCGATAAGCTTAAGGCGCAAAAGCTTGCCGACCTTGGCCAATACTTAGCCCAAGACTTTCAGCATGCTTCAGAAGACGAGCTGGATAGCTTGAAGAAAGAGCAGGAGGCCAAGCAATGAAAAGTTATTCATCTAAGCAAAGCCGCCGCCATGCGAAGCGTAAAAACCATTATCAAAAATACCGGTCCACGCGCCAGCCATCCAATCAAGGCCGCAAGCAAATAAGCAAGCAGGGAGGGCGGAATGACCACCACACCGCGTAAGACGAGCGCCCACAAAAAAGCCCGAGCGATAAGCTCAGGCTTCTTGGGACTGATAAATACTTTCGTGCTAACTCCACGGCAAGGACTAGCAGACAAGCGAACATCATTCAGAACAGTGGCTAAACGCGCCACAAGAACGATCATAGCACACCTGTCTGCGACAAATCAAAAAGCTTATGGCCCGCTAATTGATGGAGGGCTGAAAGATGAGAGATGACAAACAGAAAAACGAGGGCGAAGGCTTATACCAATCTCAGTGGCATAGAAGCCCTAACGCAATCATTGACCGAATAGCAGGACTTACTCTTAGCCCTAGTGCGGTATTGGTACTTATGACAGTTGTTAGGTACACAGCAGGCATGGGCGGTAAACAATCAGCTGCAATTCCTACCGAGGTATTCAAACGTGTATTAGGTACCAATAGAGAGAAAACAGCCTATGCATACGTCAAGGAAGCTGTGGACTCAGGGTTGGTGCAGGCAATAAAAAAACAGGGTTGTGTTAGCGTCTATTCGATTAATCAAGAGTCTGACCTATGGCGGAAAGCGCCAGTAGTGGCGGAAAGCGCCAGTAGTGGCGAAAAGTGCCACATAGGTAGTGGCGGAAAGCGCCATAGGGTAGTGGCGGAAAGCGCCACAGGAGTAGTGGCGGAAAGCGCCACCCTTATAAAGACAACTAAAGAAACCTTTAAAGATAATATAAAAGATAGTGATAGTAAGAGTAATAAGTTAACTAAAAATACTGTTAAGAAAGCGCCAACTACTTCGACGGTTGTTAAACCCAGTGATTTAACGCAACAGATTTGGGATGACTTACTTATTCTCAGGAAAGCAAAGAAAGCACCATTGACAGCAACCTCTTGGAAGATGGCCAAAAACGCTATAGATGCTATTCAGCAAAAAACAAGTCACAGCGCAGAGCAGATAGTTTCAGTTTGGTTGGAACGTGGTTGGACTACGATAAAAGAAGAATGGTACCTCAAGCATATTGCAGCTGACAAGCAATTAACCAGTTATAAAAATATGAACGTAAATGCGAAGTATGAAGATCCAAACTATGACCCTTTGGACGGACTAGCTAGCGGAACAGGAGCACCTCATGGGAATTATTAAAGAATTATCGCGGATTGAATTAGGAACGACGGTTATCCGTGAGGTATTGGCTGATTGCGCTATCCATGGTCAGACAGACCACAGGGAAATAGCCGGTAAGATGAATTGCTGTCAGTGCAATGAAGAAAAACGCATACGTGACAACGAAGAGCGCTTAAAGACTGACCGAAGCATCATGAGAGCGTTAATGCTTGCCAAAATGAAAGCTAAGGGCGTGAGCGCGAATATGGGGCGTTTTAGCGAATGGCAGTACGACTCAGTGAAGGGTGATGATCAGCGCGCCAAAATCGCACAGCTGCAGCAGTACAGTAAAACCATCGATGGCCGGTCACGCAATATCGTTATTCTTGGCCCTACTGGTACAGGCAAGACGATGTTGGCCAATGCAATCGCGGTCAATCATTACTTGATCAAAGAGCGGTCGCTGCCAAGCGAGTTTAAGAGCTACAACCAACAAGACTTTTACGACCACACTTGCGAGCTGATAACGTCTTTTGACATTGGTGCGCAGGCAAGGGGGCATTGGGGTAATTATCAGGTTAGTGAATATGATTACCTTCAGGAGCTTGTATCGAACGAGCTTTTGATTATTGACGACTTGGGCGCCGGTGACGGTCACGACAAAGACCGGGCTCGCATTGCTCAGATAATCGCCTTACGTTACAACCGAGCGCCGACCATCATAACAACCAATATGGACATTAAGAGTTTGCGTGAATACCTAGGCGATAGAGCATGGGACCGCTTACAGCAAAACCTATTGGTGACGCATTGCGATTGGGGTAGCTACAGAGCTAAAGTCTCAGACATTCAGATTGCAGGAGCTACCCAATGATTGATGACCAAGGAAGATTTATTCAGGTTGAGCAATGTGTGCTCAATCAGTTGCTTGGCAGAGATGGCGCCTTTGATATGGTCAGCGACGTTATTATTGCTGAGGACTTCGAGGCTGAAAGGCATCGCGTTATCTATCAAGCAGTCAGTGATTTAGCGATAAATAGCAAGCCTTACGATCAAGTTATGGTGATGGACTTGCTTGAAGAGCGTAATCAGCTCAACGAAGAATGCTGCCCAGCTAACTACTTCGCGGTAATGAGTTTAGTTCCGAGTATTGCACTCAGTAGCTTACGCAATCATGCACAGCTGGTCAAAAGCCGCTCAATTCGTAGGCAGTCTATCGCTCAGATGATGTACGGCATACAAAAGCTTGAGGAGGGCGACAATCAGACCATTGAAGTCAATAACGAAGTTATGAGCGCCATTGCCAACCTTGAGGTAGGCGATACTGACAACAGTTGTTCTCGTGTAGGTGACTTGATGGGTGGAATGATTGAGCGTATAGCGGCTGCAAGAGATGGCGTTAACAACTTCATTTCTACCGGCTTCCCAGAGCTTGATAACCTAATGATGATCGATGCTGGCAACTTGGTCGTAGTTGCTGCTCGCCCTTCAATGGGTAAGACTGCACTGGTTATGAATTGGCTTGCCCATATCGCTAAGTACCGAGAAGGAGAAGCGGTATTCTTCAGCGTAGAAATGCCACAAGAGCAGGTCATGGACAGACTGGCAAGCGCCGAGGCTAAGGTTGAGCTTACCTCTATCAGAAAGGGTCAGTTAAACACCGATGAATGGGCCCGAATGCAGCGCTTTATCTCAGACCAAGAGAGCATGCCGCTGACCATCGTAGATGAAAAGGATATCAGTATTGCGAAGATACGCACCCACTTGAATCGCATCAAGCGTGAAGCTGGCGGGAAGCTATCGGCTATTGGCGTCGACTATCTGCAGATAATGGGCGGTCTTGATGGGCAGTATAAGATTGATAATATCGGTAGAGTTACTCGCACGCTAAAAGCGTTGGGTCATGAGTTTGGTTGCCCAGTGTTTTTGCTATCACAGTTAAGCCGGGACGTTGAGAAACGACCCAACAAGCGCCCTATGATGTCTGATTTACGCGATTCAGGCACGATTGAACAAGACGCTGACCTTATCACTTTTATTTACCGTAACGACTACTACGAGCAAAAAGACAAAGGCGGTAGCGCTAAGCTTGATGGTTCAGCAGAAGTTATTTTGGCCAAGAGTAGAAACGGACCAACTGGAACCGTAAGGTTGGGCTTTGAGGGGCAGTTTTCACGATTTACTAACTGCGTACCAATGATGCACGATTTAAATGACGTACCAACTTATGAGAGCAATCAACCATGATGATCAGTCAAGAAGCTGTTAGCGATATATTAGCTAGAAGGTTTGGCACTAGTGAGCGTTTAATGCTGAGTAACAGAGAATGGCTGAGACATAGAATGGGTGCTAAGACGGTTAATCTTAACGCCAGTTGTGGCGGGCTAGCTCCATCGGTTAATTGGGAAGATAGATCGGCGGCAATCGCTCTTATCAAGAATCGCCGAGTTAAAGCGTTGGCTAGCCTGCTATGTTGGGGTGGGGACTTATCTTGGGACTGGTCAGAGTGCTTTAACCATGTTTGTGAGTACTTAGCACTACAAATGATTGAGCGCTGCACAGAGGACAAGAGAGCATCACCAAAGGGCATTTACTCACTTGATGAGTTGGCAAGGCTTATCGCTCGAATGGCGCTGCATTTTGAGCTATATAATTTATGGCCATTATATTCAGTTGAGGGGCGGTTACTGTTTAGCGGTATCGATATATCATCGAGCACTTACTCGCAGAAATGGCGCAAGTATGAGAAGGCTATGCTTGATGACCTGCAGGACTTAACTGCATTGGTAGATATTGAGATATCAAAGTATCGATTCAATTTAAAATAAATGGAGTGAAACAATGAAGGTATGGCGTTTTATATCGATATTAATAACCATTGTTATATGTATCTATATTTGGAAGGCGTTATAACGAGGTTTACCCTGTAGCCCTGCCTGATGGTGTTCGGGGTATCGTAGAATTTACGACACCCCAAAAGTAGCAACCAAGGCAAGCGACATAGTAGCACTCGCGATGATTCAAACTAGCCCGATATGCGATTTATATATCGGGCTTTTTATTGGCCATAATTATAGATAGGACATAGACGGGTTAATAAAGCGCAATAGCGTGCAGGCAGGTGCAAGCCTTTATGGTTAATGATTGCAGCCACTTGCGACCAGTTGCAGCTACTCGATGCCGTCAATAATGATTGATGTTGAAAAACGTTGAGGTTTAAAATAAAAAGCTTTAGATTTCTTTAGATCAGTTTACGTTTTCACTTGCCCGCATTTCAAATGACAGCAAGTTACCTGTTATCAAATGTTATGGTTCAAACGCTTTCTGCATCAAGCAAAAAGAGTATATAAAAGTATAGAATGATGTTTATAAATGTTTATTGAGAAATGGTTTTTACGCATGGCAGCATGTTGTGGAATGTTGTTATTGGCAGACAGTACCGACTTGTCAAAACTTGACATCAAAGCAGGCCAGCACAGCCATCGACTTAATGAAACTTAAGGTTAGGACGGTCCAATTACGGCCCGTATAGATGACATTCAAACGCTTTATGCTTGCCAGCATGTTGACCAATGTTGACATGAACACTCACAACCTTAGGTTTCCCTTAGGTTTTTGGACTCCATAAAAAAGGGCTAGTTTGTTATACCACATAATACGAGACAACCATTTTACAACACTAGATAATCGACCTAATGCCGTGCCATGCAAGGCTTATAGCTGATATGTGTCGTAATAGCCGTATTAAATAAATATCACAATGAATTATGGCCAATATTAGCGGTCGTTAACTTAGTCCTGGTACTTGTCACTCCCCGATTTTGGGGAGTCAATCTTTCTTGGATTTCAAATCTGACCAAGATGCAATTACTTGCCAGCAGCCGCAATCTGATGCAACTGGATGCAACGAGATACGCTCAAATCTGAGCCTACCTATTTCCATTTTGGAAACAACTCACTTCACGAGCATTCCTCGGCAACTGAGTTATCCGGTAATCCCGGACAACTGAACTGTTTGAATTTTTCTAATGGTTGCGCCAATATCAATTATGGCCAATAAATAATTAGTACCAGAGTCTCCCCAAAAAGTTGCACACCTAATGCCAATGTCACTCTCCAAAGTTGGAGGGTCAACCAAAAAGTTGTGCGCCCAATAGCAAGTATTGCAGATCACAACAGTGGAGCGTACCGTTTGGTACACCCTCTTGATAGGGCGTGAAAAAGTTAACGCCCTATCTGATAACAACAAAGGATTGCTCGCCAGCAATTCCGCACCTCAAATGCGGAGTCCGATATTAAAAAGTTTACATAGAAGACATTCACCAGTGGTGGAGGTTGAGGGGGCGTGCTACGGAGTTTGCGACATCATGGCGAATAGCCTAGTCAAACTGATTTTAATAAAAAGATGAGTCATAGGGGGCACGTTTCAAATGACACCCTACTCTTAGAGATATCCTGTAGGGCTCATCATGATGATGAGCCCTATTTATAATCAGACGTATTATTGATTATTAGATTTCAAGTAGTTTACGAATGTCACTCATGCGCCAATATGGTTTGCCATTGATGTATCTAGGCGCTAACGGCCCCGTGCTTTGACTGCACCAGTTGCGAATGGTTGAAGCGCTATAACCAAGCATACTGGCAGCATAGATATGATTGACATGTGGTGTGCCAGCATAGAGGGCTGTATGCACCAACTTCTCACCGTCATAGCGTAAGTGATCATACGCCCACTTAACGAGCTCATGACCACGCTTACCTGATTCATTAAGAGCGTTAATATCAATATCAGTTTCAATTGTTGCCATAGTTAAGCCTCTATTAGTTCAAGATTAGCTTGCCAGCACTCAATTCGAAATTTGAAATGCGACTCACCCCCACAATTGGGGTAGGGTTCGTCATGATGATGAACCTTAATGTGATTATAGGCATTGATTGGCCAATAAAAAACCCGCTCAATGGCGGGTGGGGTGATCGGGTAGGCGATAAAAAACCCACTATGTGAAAGGGTTCTGAGCTATAAGATCAGTGCTTAGCTATCAAAGTCGAAAGGCTGCTGTTGTGCTGCTTTTTCGTGATTAAGAACTTTAAGAATGCTGTAGTTTGTTTTCAGTTTACCCTTCTCTTGATACTGCTCCTTTTGCAGTATCACATGCAAAATATCGCCATCATAAAAAGAAGCTTCTCGATTTTGTACTTTTTTTATAAAATCCTTATCGACAATATTTGCATTAATTGTCTCATCACCTTTTGTGAACTGCCATTTATTGTTCATATTGAAGCTAATTTTCACAATTTGTAAGAAGCTTTCTTCTTCATTTGTTAACATGAGCTCTGTGGCGTTTGGTGGAACAAACCTACTGGCGTATTCCTTATCGACCTCAAATACTGGTTTAGAGTCTTTGTAAATACCAAAGCTATTGATGCCCTCTTCTTCTAGCGGCTTAACAGCTTTATAGGCAGCGTCTCTTATCTCAAAGTTGTTATAAATTTGATATATATGGTTATTAACAATAGTAACCTCATCCCCAAAGTGAAGTTTTACATTCCCATCACTCATAGGTTCCACTTTGCTAGGTTTTTTTCTTCCAAACCTCTTTATAAGTGCGAAATACCCTTGAACCAAAGTGACTATTACAGCGCTAGCGTTGGCTTCAGGGCTTGTAAAGAAATCTACAACTAAGTCTTTAATTATTTGTGGATTAGAAATTGCTTGTGTAACAAGTTCGATTTCAATCGATCCAGCTTTTGCATTACCTTTAACTTTTAGAGAGGCTCTGTACTCGCCTGCAGTATTTGCAGTCACCAAAGCGTTTACTATTTTTTGCATCCCCATCAAAGCAGGGGCAAGCAAAGCAACATCCATCTCATGACTTGCTAACGACTCTCCATCATACTTGACTGTAAAATTAGTTTTAGGCATTTCATACTCGCTCACAAGCACCTTCCAATAAGTTGTATTATTATATAATATTCGGCGAAATTACACTGTAATAACTTTAAACTACAATGACTTAGCTGCAGCTGTTAAACCTCATCACACAACCTCAACCCAATCTCTATAGCCTCACTCAAATCAGCACCTTCCTTAATGCTATAAGGCACATTCGGTTTCATGCCATCGCGTTTCAGAGCGTCGGCAGCGGCTTTATTAAGCGGTGTACCAATAGAAGAGTCTTCGATATAGCCGAAAGGCTCAAAATACACTTCAATACCAAAATCCGGATAATAGACGCATGATATCTCACCATCTGTAGTGAATGGGTAGGGCGTATCATGATCAGCACCCCAGAAAACCTCGTGCACCACAGTATGACCCGAGACAAACTTGTCACTATCTTCTTGGGCGGGAGTGCAAGCGACTATAAATACTGCAGCGGCACCAATTAACCACCTGGGCATATTGATTCGCATGGTACGCCATCCTTGTCTCTATCCAGTCGTTTATTGCCACACTTCAATGCTAACTTAGCCTGCTCACAACTAGCCATCTGCCCACAGGTGCGCGGTAGGCCCTTGCACTGCGAACCACCAGAGCCTTTAGCAAATAAAGGGTGGTCAACTTCGACAGAGTTCTTCAGAACTGTATTGCCTTGGAATGGGTTATCGATAGTATCGACGGCCCCATTGGATGACACTGCAAAGATAGAGAGCGCTGCAGCTAGTAATAGTTTTCTCATGGTTAACCTCCTTGTTTAGTCCCAATCTAAAGCTTCACGATACACGCACCAGCCTAATGGCAATTTATCCATTGGTTTAGCATGTTTCAAAAAGTGCTCGATCCAGTAGTATCCGTATGCTTTCATAATTTACCTATACCTAGTTAACTTACTGTCTACGATGCCAACAAGCATACATTCGCCCATAGGTATGATTTTCTGATCAGGCCAGTCTTTATTTAAAGGCTTTAAGTACATATCGTCAGGACTATCACCAATGATGAGCTGCTTAAACGTGGCTTGCTTGTCATCGTTACAGTGTATGACAATAAGCGCGCCATCCTTCAGCTCTAGCGGTGATATCTCAGGCTCAACATAGATGATCTCACCAGGCTTAAAGTCAGGCCACATACTACGGCCCTCAATAACTAAGCCAAAAGCTCTAGATGATAAATTGCTAGGTCTATCAATCCATTCGATAGCGTCATCTATAGTAACTGGCATCACATCAGAAAAACTACCGGCGGCTACCCAACTAATTACTGGCATTTGGCCTGTCATACCGTGATCGACTGGGACCTTCTTAGTGCCTGCGGGAGTGTCTATCGAATCGTTAGATAAATCACTACTTTGCATTGCGTCTATCTTTGCACGTAACTCATTCACTGTGGGCTTACTTTTAACTACTTCGCCATACTCAAGGTAAGCGGCCGACACGCCAAGCGTATTACTAAGTTTTTGCATACCCTTGCTTCTTGGTTTAGCAAAGCCTTCGCAATAGCGCCTTATCATCTCGTAGCTAATATCAGTCCTGGAGCTTAGGTCCATACGATCTAAACCTTTTGCATCCATAGACAGCTTAAGCCTTTTCGCAAATTCTTGATGTTTTATCTCTAGTTCGCTCATTTAATCCTACCTCTAGTAGTAAATTATAGTTTAAGTCATATAAGAACTTGCG